GGGCACTACCAGCGCGTCGGGCACCATCCAGCTATCGAACGGCACGGCGGTCACAACCGGGTGGACCATCGATGCGGACGGGTGGGTGACGTGGTCCAGCGACCAGGAGGGCACCGCCTACTACTACACCGGCTGGGCGTACAACGTCTACGAAGCGGCGGCCGACCTGTTGGAAGAGCGTATCACGGCGCTGTATGACGCGGTCGATTTCAGTACCGACAACACGCGGGTGAGTCTGTCGCAGCAGGTCAAACACCTGCAGGACCAGGTACGGCGCTACCGGCAACTGTCGTCACGGTTGGGCGGCGGCGTGGGGTCTATAACCATGGTGAGGTCTGACGTATGGTAAACCTGCCTTCGGGTGTGTTGGCGAACATGCGGACGGCGGTTTCGGGATTGCTGCCCGACACCTGCACGATTCAGACGCGGACCAACACGGTGAGCGCCTTGGGCGAAGCAACGCCGACGTGGTCCAGCACGTACACGAGCGTCGCCTGCCGACTGGACCCGGTGAGCACCGTGAGCATGTACGAGTCGGTGCAAGCGTCGCGCATCGTGTCGGACTCCGACTACACGCTCACGGTGCCGTACACGCAGACCATCGACGCGACCATGCGCGTGCTGGTCGGCGGGACGGCGTATGAAGTCCTGGGCGTGGACACGGGCAAGAGCTGGGCGGTCACGCGGCGGGCGTCACTGCGGAGGGCGGTCTGATGTCTGAGATCGAGATCAAGCTCGACACGCGCAAGCTGGACAAGCTCATTGGCGAGCACAAGAAACGCGCGGGAAAGATTCTGGACAAAAGCGCAGCAAACATCCAGGCGCGATCTAAGATCAACACAGTGCGAGTAGACACCGGCGCTATGAAGAACGGCTGGGCGGTCAAATCGACGGCGCCATTGGAGCGCATCGTGGGTAACGTCATGGAGTATGCCATCCACCATGAGTACGGCACGTCGCGGGGCATTACGCCGTCGCCGATGCTGCGCCCGGCGGTCGAGGACGAACGGCGCATACTGACGGAGCGCTGGGAGGGGCTATGCGACGATGTCTAGCGCTGAGTCGTTGATCGAGACGGGACTGCGGTCCGCACTGACAGCGGGGACGGCTCTGGTCGGGCAGCTTGGCGGTACGGCGGCGACGCGCATTTACAACATGACCGCACCGCCTAACACGACGTTGCCGTACATTGTGTACGTGCTTGCTGGCGGCGGGGACCTGAACGACACACCCACGCGGGCGGGGGAATGGCTGTACCAGGTCGGGGTGTTCGGGACGGCGCTGGCGCAGTGCGGAACTATTGACGGCTATGTGGAGGATCTGCTCAACGGCGGGTCGGTCAGCATCAGCGGATGGTCGAATTATTGGTGCGCGCGTGAATCACCCTACCGGCTGTCGGAAACGGTCGGCAAGGTGACGGTCTACCATGTCGGCGCGGTCTACCGCGTCGGCGCAACTGAGTAACACAGGAGACGACGATGACACGGTACAGCGGTAAGAACATGTATTTCCGGTTCGTGACCAGCGCGGGCGGCACCATCGCACCCAGCGCGGACTACCGGACGTGGACGGTAGACGACTCGGCGGACGAAATCGACGCCAGCGCCGGAGCGGACACCTACAAGGTGTTTCTCGCCGGCCAGAGCGCCCGGACCGGCAATTTTACCTACCTGATGTCCACGGCGGCCAGCACTCCCAGCGGTACCACGCTGTTCGCGCAGCTTTCGCCGCAGACGGAAGGCACCATCTTCTGGGGGCCGGAAGGCACCGCATCGGGCAAGGTCAAGTACTCGGCGGCGGCGGTCATCCTCGGAAGGTCGATGAGCGTGCCGTACAACGGCGTGGTTGAGTGCACAGTGAACTTCCGGCTGAACGCGGCTGACACTGTGGCGACATGGTAAGGAGTAAACGAATGGACCGGGAGCATATCGTCAACGGCAAGCGCGTCACGTTCCGCGAATCGTACCCGGTGCGTGAGTGCCACGACGTGCCGTACCTGTGGTATCTGGCCAACCAGCCGGACGCGACGTTCGAGGACAAGGCGAAAGTGCTGGGCAAGCTGATCGAATCGTGGGAGTTCGACGGCGCGCCGGGAGACATCGCCGCCTACGAGTCGATGCATACTTTCGCCGAGTTCTGGCCGCTGTGGACGGCGGCGATAATCGAGATCGGTCAGCACCTGGACGCGGAAAAAAACTGATCGAGGGCGCTTCGTTGGCGCTCCGCTACGGCACCGAGCAAGCCGGGCCGGTGCCGTGGGAGTACAACCAGGCGCGGCTGATCCTGTGGACGGGGTGGACGCTCGACTATGTGCGTGGGCTGGACCTGTGGGAAGCGCGGCAGATGTTCGCCATGCTGGAAATAGCCAAAGGACAGGAGCACTAGATGGCCGGTGAAATAGCCAAGCTGTACGCCAAGATCGGCGTTGACTCGAAAGAGTTCGAACGCGGCATGAAGAACGTCAAGAGCGAGCTCAACCTCAGCTCGCAGGCGTTCAAGGCCATGGCCGCGGTGATATCGGTCCAGACCGTGCGGGCGCTGGCCGACTACACCGTGGAACTGGCCAAAGTCGCCGCTGAGCACAAGCGGCTCGACACGTCCTTCCGGCAACTGAGCAAAGCGCCGGACGCCATGCTTGCGGCCATGAAGAAAGCGTCGTCGGGGACCATCAGCGAGACGCAGATGATTCTCGCCGCCAACCGCGCCATGTTGTTGGGCATCTCGCAGGATGCGGAGCAGTTGGGCAAGCTGATGGAAGTCGCGCGGTTCCGCGGGCGCGCGATGGGCCTGAGCACGCAACAGGCGTTCAGCGACATCGTGACCGGCCTGGGCCGCATGTCGCCGCTGATCCTCGATAACCTGGGCATCACCATCAACGCCGAGCAGACGTTCAGCGACTACGCTCAGAGCATCGGCAAGGCGGCGTCAGCGCTGTCGGACGCCGAGAAGAAGCAAGCGCTCCTCAACCGCGTGCTGGCTGAAGGCAGCCAGCAGATCGAGGCGGCGGGTGGGATCGCCGACGACTCCGCCGACAAGTTCGAGAAGATGAACGCCAAGATCGACGACATGAAGGTCAAGCTTGGCGAGCTGGCACTCGATAGCGGCGCGGTTGAGATCGGCGTCAATCTGGTGACAGAAGGCGCTGAGGGGTGGATCAACACCTTCGACGCGCTGGCCAAAATCGACGCGTGGGCAGCGGCTAACCACGTGACGACGATTCAGGCCATCGTGATCGGGGCTGGCGGCAAGCCGATTGACCCCAGCACGCTCGATATGCCGGCCATGCCGACCGCTATGGCACCGACGATACCCGCCGACGCTACACCGGCAGAGCGCATGGCGTTGGAAGCTGCCTATGCTCGACAGGTGGGCCTCGGCGTGGGCGGCTTTGAGCGTACCGAATATACCGGGACCGGATTCGATTACGCAGCGGAAGCGGAGCGCATCAAGCAGTCGAAACTCCAAACCTCTGAGCAGGAACAGAAGGACTTGCAGCAGGTTGGGCGGGATGCGTCCCGCTGGGCAGGACTGGCTACGGTGAATTTCCCGCTTACCGGGGAAGAGAAGCAAAAGGCGACGATGGCACGCATCGCCACGTCCTACGAGGTCTATCAGCGCCGTATGGCGCGGGCCACAGACAATACCTCCATAGCCATTGAGGACCAGAAGAAGGCGATAGATTCTATCGCCGGACTGACCGGTGTCGAGAAATACAACGTTCAGCAACCTGGGGCCGGCTTTGGGTTCATGGGTGCGCTAACGGACCCCGACATACAGGACAAAACAACCAACTTCCTGACTCGCATCGCCGAAGAGAACCAGCGGAACGCGGACAAGCAGGTCAGCGCCAACACGCTCATCTGGAACGACTTCGAGGACAAGGCGCGGCGGGCGTGGGACGCTATTGCCGGATTCGCCGACAAGGGGATGCGCGACATCCCGAAGGAACAGCTACAGCCGATCTACGACCAGTGGGGATTCGGGGCGGCGGCAGGTAGCGCGTCCGGCGTATCGGGCGGCCTGAGTGCCATCGGTATGGGACCGGACATCGGGCCGATTGTCGAGAAAGCGAAAGCGGCGGTCAAAGAAGCGCTCATCACCGAAGACATCCGGGCCAAAGTCGCCGAACAACTGACGCAGGACCCGGCGACGGCGGCCGCCATGAAGCGCCTCGGGATCGACGTTGACGCGGCGGTCAAGGACGTCGGCGAGAGACAGATCGACGTGCTGAAGAGCATGAAGGACCTCACCAACGTCAACGTGGTGAATTGGGGTGGAGGCGGCGGTGGGGGTGGAGGCGGAGGCGGGACCACAGCCGGCGACACGTCGAGCAGCAGCGGGCGGGCGACTACCCGCGGCGTCCGGGGTGTGGTTGGTGGCGGGTTCAACAACTATGCGCCGATTACGGTCAACGGCGTTCAGAATGTCGGCGGACTGCTGGCCGAATTGCAAAGCATCACTGAGT